GTTCTTTTGGCGCTCCACCTTTTGAGGTCGCCTTTGGTCTTGAACATCTCCGTGAGGTCCAAGTTCTTGAGTATCTCGAACGCGGGCTTCATGTCGCCTCCCGGATGGTCCAGACGTAGTCGTCGCTGCGCTCTTGCAAGCAACCCCACCAACCCCCAAGGCGTGGCGTAGAGAAGTTCTTTTCAGTAGCCCAGCCCGCGTACCTATCTCCGAGCTTCTTATATGAACCCAACCGGAGATGGTGGACCGTGCGTTGTTGGAGCTTCATGGAGTGGGTGATGCGGTCCACAGTTATAGGGAGGTGCCACTTCTGGTGATCGTGGCCACGCACAATGATGTCCGCGTCGGGAAAGTCTTTTTGGTCGATGTCAGCACCAAGGATTCCTTTGGAGCGCTTGGCGCCTCCTCCGTAGCCGTGATGGTAGTGGATATTGAAACGACGCTTGGCGGCTCCGCTTCGGTGTGCTTGAACAACCAACCAACCCGCATATCCTCCCACCTCGACGTGTCCACCTGCCGCGTTCAAGATTTGGGCCACGCGGTCAATTGGCGAAACCATCATCCGCTTCTCAATGTTCGTTTCGTGGTTGCCTTTGGAGATGAATTTGATGACGTCGGCGTATTTGGCCAGCTTCTCTCCCACGTCTTGGATAACCTCGTCAACGTAGATGCAGGACTTGTACTCTGGACGCAGCTCGGAGTAGTTGCCACGAGGGTCGTACTTGCCCTGCATGAGGTCGAACAAGTCTCCAAAGATGAACACGCCCGCTCCGAGTTCTCGTGCCTCTTCGAGGTGGCGGTGTAGCCGCTCACGATCGCATTTCATGGCGTCGTAGTGTATGTCCGAGATGAAAAGGAAGTGTTGTTGTCCTTTGCGCTGCTCTACGTTGCAGTCGACGGCGTGGACGGTGCGGTGTTTACGGGTGAGGTGCATTCGCTTTTTAATAAACCCACAAGCAGTTCGGCGTCTTGTTGGGGTCGAGGTCTGCGTGGATGAACGTGTCTCCGACGCCTATCCGGTGGAACCCAGCATCGAGGAGGGCTTCAAGCATGAGGAACCTACGCTCGGAGTTTGGAACCGCGATGTCCACGGCCCAGCCGAGAAGGTGACTAGACTTCGGGCTACCTCCGACGGCCTTGTTGTGAGGGACACTGCGAAACCCCGACGTCACTTTCATCGGAAACCCGTAGATGTCGCGGGCAATATCCAACGCTTGGACCACGGCGGGCTCCATGAGTTCACCTGACCCCGGTTGGTCGGGCGAATCAAACTCGGACATTTTGAACCACTTGTACATTTAGAGTCCCTTTTTGGCCAACAATATCTTGAGCTCTTGGATGCCTTCGACGCACTCCTTCAACATGGCCTCAATCTTGCCTTGGTCAGACTCCAAACGGTACACCCGTCCCTTGAGTTTGGCCACCTCGCTATTCAAAGACACCCACACTCCTACTGCCGCCAGCAAGGAAGGTAACAAATTCAAGAGAGTTTCGATGCTCATTTCTTTTTTTCTTTCGGTTTGGGCTTGTCTTTGTTCTTCTCCATCCACTTTTTCAGCGCCACGATGTTTTCCTTGCGGGTCATCGGAGGAGCTTACGAGCGAGGTCCGGGTCGATTTGATCGTGTCCTCCGGAGATGGTCATGCCGTTCTGAAAGTACACCGCTGAGTCTGGGAACATATCGGCACCCGAGTTGGACGTGTACTCCGGGAAGAGGGTCATGTTGGCACACAGGTACTCCACAAGGCGCGTGGTGTAGAATTGCGCGTTCTGCCTTGCGTTCTCAATTTCGCGGTGTAGGTCGGCCTCGGAGATGGCCGAGGTGTTCTCAGCCGTCCGAATGACCAACCCTCCGTTGTCGAGCTTCACGTACAAGTTCGGGAGGAGTTCAACCATCGACCACCACACCGTCGCCTTCCTCACGTAGCCGTCCACAAGGGCTTCGTAGTTGCCCGTCAGGGTGTCGGCTTGGATGTCGGCCTTCAACTTGTTGAGGAGGTCCGTGCCGAGGTATTGTTGGATGTGTTTGTCTTGTGCCAAGATGATCGCCGGAACCATAACCGCGTCTTCGACCCCGCCGTTGAGCTGGGTCATACGCTTCATATAGTCCGGGTTGACAAAGAGAACTTCTGCGGTGAGTGCCATTTAGCGAGGGTTTAGGTAGCCGTTGTTTGGCATTGTTGCCGGGATTTGCGAGATGCGCGGGTCTTGCGTCGGGATTTGGTTTGCTCGGCGTTGCGGCTCGGGCAGTTGCGAGATAATTTGACGGGCGCGGTTTACGCTCACCCGTTGGTTGTTACGCTTCAAGTACGTCCGACGAATCCAGCGGTGTTTGCAATTCGGTCCGCCCTTGTACAAGAGAAGGTCGTAGGTGTCCGTGCCGTTAGGACCGAAACCGGGGTTGACTGCACGAGCCGAGGCACCGCCCAAAGAGGCGGGCCAGTTCGCACCCACGATGTCCTCACGACGGTAAACCCTTTGTGAACTCATCATCTTGCGGCAGAAGTCACGCTCCGGGCTTTTGCTTCCGTCGTAGATGTAGCGAATCTTCACCACGTCGTTGTCGATTTGACTACGATTGTCGGGTGCGGTGTTCGTGTCGGATGTGCCACCGGGCACCCTCATAGCAAAATTCCATTGGGCATCTTGGACCTGTTCGAGTTCTTCGTTGTACTCTCTCTCGTCAATCAACACCCACTCGTCCTCGTCAATTTCTTCGCCTTGTTCAATGAGCCATTCGGCGGCGTCGATGTTCAATGTAATTTCTTCCGACAAGTTGCAGCACCCTTCTTTGGTCATTTCGACCTCTACGCGCTCCATAGGCGGCACTTCTTCGACCGAGACAAGGGTAGGTGCCCCCGCCGCGATGAAAATGGACTCTAGGGCGTTCTTTACGATTCGTTGGTAGGGCTTGATGACTTGGCGGTCGAACAACTCCGAGGCGATTTCAAGTTCTTGGGTGTTGCCGAGTTGTCCTGCCGTTTTAACTCCGAACATAGCCGAAGACACCACGCGGTGACCAACCATGATCTTGTCGGACACCTCGGTTGAGAGGAACTGGTATTGTTTATCGGCATCGGAAAGCGGGAACGGCTCGAAGTCGGGTTTACGGTCGGGAGAGTCGGAGTAGGTCACAATGAACTTGCCGGCATTCGTAGCCCCGGCCAATTGGCGTTCAATGTCGTTTCTGATTCTCAAACGCTCTTCCTGCGCTGGGACTCCGTTCTTGAAGTGGATGGTGAACGAAGGGGCCAACCCGTTCTTGATGTTGTTGATATGATACTTCCCAATCTCCTTGTCGAGCTCGATGTAGTCAATGGAGCCGATATAGTCCGGCTTGGGGTAGTAGTAGGAACCTGGAGAGAACGGCTTGACGTACAAGATTTGTACGGGGTAGTCCACCGAGTCGGACGGGTCAAACGCACGCACCACCTCCGGCTCGCACGACTTGTCGGCCCAGTCCTTCGAGTAATAGTAGAAATTGACGTCCTCGTTCTCGTCCACTTCGGCGCTCCGGATTTTCTCAAACGGGCAGTGGCGGACCTTGGCGATGGTGCTCCGGTCGATGGAGTACACCACCTCCAATGCGAACCCGCCTTGAATCTTCAGGTCAAGACACGCCTTGCGGACCTCGTCTTGCAAACCCCACTCCTCAATCTTCAAACGCGCCTCCAACGTGTCGGCCTGGACGCCGTCGCCAAAGATCATGTAGGCAATAGACGTGCAGAGGGCGTTGTGCGTGGCGCTCGACTTGTAAAGGTCGATGAGGTATTGAGGGAAGAGGTTGTCGTCGCCGTAGTTTACGAACCCTTGATTCGAGGGCTTCTCGGCGTACGAGCGCTCTTGGTATTCTTTGAGCTTCAGTAATTCCATGTCATTCGTAATATATGACGTTGTCAGGGATTGTCACGGTTGGGATGGTCCACGCGGCTTCGTCGCTCACCTTGCAAGCACCCACCTCACACACGCCCTTCACCACCGCGTCGGTAGGGTCGAGGTTGGTTCCATTGGTTTGGCCATATATGGTGTAGGTGTAGAGGCCCGATTCGGTCAAAAGAATTGACCCGTTCACGGCGTCGTCGTTATTGGTTGCGAGGTTGGCTTGGGTATATCTCTCGTTGTCTATGGTAAAGTTCAAAACCAACGGATACTCCTCCTCCGTCGCGTTGTTTTTCAAGACCATGAGGTAGTGCGTGAATTTACCCATGAATTTACGCGCCTCAAAGGGAGTGACGTAAACACGATTGGATGCGACGTTGGGTTGTAGGTGAATCATAGGTCTAAATAAAAAAGGGGAAGGCCAACGCCCTCCCCCTCCTTGTAACAATAACGGCCTAAGGTGGCCCGGTATTTTTGCAGTCTTAAGGTGCAGCCGTGATCGTGATGTTTACACCACTTGGTGCGCCTGCGGTCAACGCCAAGAATGGAGCTGGGGCCACCTCTTGGGCAGAGAACTCAATCGTGAATCCGTTTTGGTCTCCGGCAGCGGTTCCGGTCTGGGCGGTTCCGCCCGTCACTTCGACGCCGTT